ATGACGGTAAAATCGTCGCCTGCATCGACTAATCTTATCTTTACATTTAACTCCAACATAGTCTCGTAAATGATACTACACACCAATACAACACCGGACAAAGCTGTATTGGGCTGGCCAGAGGTCAAAGTGCCAGAGACTTCGTAAGAAAAAAAGCCGTCATCCATCTTACCCTTCACTTTGGGCTTCAACTGACTGCTGAGTAATGATCTGACGTGCTCCTTGTCAGAACCGCTAAAATGCGCAATGATCGGTCGATGGGTCAATTTCAACGAACCTTCGTCGAAAGACCGATCAAGTTTCTCAACATCACAATCAATAGCCACAGGGTCCGTGAAAGAAAACCAATGAGTTGCTATAAGTCGACCAACTTCATCGGCGTTACGCCCCTTCACAACCACGTTAAACCCAAACACTCTATCAATATTTTCATAGATTGAGTGTTCCACCTTCTTCACGTACCTCCCAAGTTCCACTAAAAACTTCGTCCCAGGTGGAGAAATGACTCGAGGTATTCGAGATGGTTTATCACTACGAACATCTTTTTCGTACTTAAGGAACATACGGATGTGGGAATCGCCCGGAAGCAACCCCTCAGATTCCAAATCTTGCACTGCCCTTTTGTACTCAATTTGTTTTCGGCCACGGAACAGCATCGGAAATTCCGACCGCTCATACGGGGCGGTTAACTCAGCGAGTGACTCAAGTTTAGATACAAGAGATGAAATCCTATCGGCGTGATCACCAGGAGGTCGTAAACTGCTTAAAGGAACCCACCTACCCTCGTTCTCAGCACACAATACTCTACCCAAGATAGCGTGCAAGGCATTGTGCATTGAGGAGTTGAAGCACCCAACTCTGGCCTGAGGGCTTATGCCAGGGAGAACGAGCAATCTCCGCTGGCGTATGGGGCGACCTGTATAATGTACCTTGAGTTCGGGGAAAAGGTCAACGAGACCCAATAAATCAGGCCTCGTTTGACAATCACCCCCAGGTACACTACACAGGCCGCGTTAGTCGCTGAAGGTCTGTGGCCGGGTGTCCCTATGGAACAACCTAAACGGCCACAGTGACATCAGCCAGGAATCATATAATTGGGCATCCCAACTGAGTCGTCGATCAAGGACCTCCAAGGACGAGGCAAAATCTCTAGCGACAAAGTCATCTTCCG